AATGCTCTAGGGCTATCCACAGGGACGTATGAGCAGTTGTATGCCCCTACGTGGCAACGGTCTAGTGCAGGGCCAGATGTCATCAAGGCTCTCATGCTAGGCATGATGTCTTGGTTCAGTACAGCTTGCTCTAGTTCACTGCGTAGGCCATCATCCAATACATAATTGCAGGTAGAGTACAGGTGATTCTTCATGTAATCAAAGTATCGTTCTACTGTCTCACCCCATGTCTCACGCCGTTGTTCATCTTCCTTCCATCGGGCATACCGTGATAGCGCGATAAAGTTCTGGTAGTCTGTTGGTAGGTAATTGCTTTTCATATCTGTCACTCCGTTATTGTTCGTATTGTTCTAATATCAGCACCGTCTACGTCATAGAAGTATTCACGTATGCCATCCTCTATCTCTTCCCCCACCATACCATCAGCAGGGATGGGGTACTCTTCTTCATCTACATCAATGTTGATAAATACTTTAACTCTCATCACTAGCCGCCACATCTTCTAGCAAGGTATTCAAGTACCATTGTGCTTTCTGTAGGTCTTCTAGTGGCTTACCCTTGTAGTCAAAACGCCACATATATTTCATTATGTTACCTTGTAAGTAGTACTTGAAGTTTGGACCTAGTGCCGCTTGTATAGCTGAAATACATTCAATGCCAGACTGATTGTAATGCTCTGGGCTATTGACCATATCTACTTCTGCGGCGGCTTGTTTCATATATGCTTCATGTCTCATGCGGAACCTCCTGTCTTTGTGTTAAAGTTAAGATGAACTACATTGCCATCATATTGTTTCTCAACGCCCATCTCTTCCTCAAGTTCTACATCAATATCCATCTCGTTGTCAATAACTTTCATTACATATTCATGTACAATATTACGTATGCTTTCTTCCTGCTCCATGATAGGTACAGTAGCACACATCATCTTGCAGAAGTGCATGACATTCCCATAGTCTTCATCATCCATAGGATTGTTAGGAAATGCCATGATTGAGATGTCTATTTCTCCACTCCACTCACCATTATCATCAGCAAAAGGTCTTACCCGTATTATGAAATCTTCATCTTCAATCTTTTCTATTAGTTCTTCTTTTTTCATTTCTTGGTTCTCCTCTTCACTGTTGAACTTGGGTGACTAATAAAGTCAGGGTGTTTATCTTTTCCCTTTTCTTTTAACCAATCTTCTGGAATAATCCTGTCATAGTATCTAAAACCATTCTTTGTACACCAGTCACCGTATGTTGACTTTGCTCCCTTACGTATTTTACTACGGCTATTCTCAAACACAAAGCGTATATCTAAATTAGGATGTTGCTTTTTAACTTCAAGATGCTTGCGTCTGTCTGCCGCCATGAACCTACCTTTTACCTCAATTATAATACCATTGTCAAGTATTATATCAGGCGTATAGGTACGGTAGGCTAGGTCTTGCCATTCAATTTTAACAGCTTCGTATCTAAATGATACCTTATCTGTCTTTAGCTTCTCTGCTATGGTCAACTCTAGCCCACTACGATACCCGTATTTACGTGCGGCTCTCCATGCCTTATGGTACAACTACATCTCCTATGTATGATGTAATTGGTGGCACTTTGGCTTTCGACATTACTGCTGGGCGTTCTGTTAGATTATCCCAACAATCCATGCGAAAACTACAAAACCGACAACCATCGTTAAGTACTTTATTGCCTGTCTCCTTTCCTCTAAATGTTTCTGGTACTGGTTGAAAACACTTTTCAAACTTATTCTCCTTTACCGCGTCTGCTGTAGCTTGTATCTTAGCTATTTCTGTGTCTAAGTCAAGCCCTGATGCTGGTACATACTTGAACTGTCCATTGGCTTTATTGACTACCCACCAGCCACCAACATCTTTACCAGATGCTTTAGCGTAGCCAGCAAGTTGTCCTACGTAACCAAACCCATCACCACTAGCTAACTTGTCATATGATTCAAACTTATTTGTATATGACCAGTGTGACGCAGACTTTACGTCATCGACAGCACCATCAATAACAATATCATATGTTCCGTTAACGGATGTGCCATCCAACTCCAAAGTAACGTGTTCAGGTTCTTCATATCTTACCCCCGCTTCTCTTAACAACCCTTTGAATACTGCTTCCACAATATCTCCAAGCATCATGTTCATTATGAATGTAGTCGGCTTCGGTAATGCTACCTCTGGCTTGTTCTTTTCGTACCAAAGTTGGCAAGTGGGGCGACCCACATTAGACATACGTAACTTGAAATCGCCCCGCTTTTTACCGCTACCAAACTGCTTATGCAGTGCTTCAGCAACGTCATAAGAGACTTGTTCGATTGTCTCCTCTGACATTTCTGTTTTACCTTGCACTGCGTCTTCCATGTATTGATGGAGTGCAATTTCAGCGCGGTGATGCATTATGCTACCTCTTCTTCTACTTCGATGTCAACTAGGTCATCGACTACATCAATGTCATCATCTTCCATTTTTGCATTGGCTTTCTCTGCCCACGCATTGATGATGTAATTGTTGTAGTTGTCAACCCACGACATGAAGTCACCAAACAATACTTGGTCAGTATCGGTCAGTTCTATTACAGTGGTAACATCTAGTGATGCCACAGGCACGTAGTACTTTGCACCTGTAGGTATTGTGCGTTCATCAGTATTAGCAGTGATGATGTGCTGGATAGGCAAGCGTTGCATCTTAGCTAGAGTAGTAAAGCTACTGCCAATTTCTTTGAAAGCATCACGGTTGTCAATCTCCCAGATGAAGGGTGTAGGTGCTACCTCTACAGGCTCACCCTTTTCATTGGTAGGATTAACCAACTCAACCTCACCAAATACGACACGCACTCGCTTGATAGACTTTAGCAAGTCCTGTTGTGACTTAGGCAATGCCGCCCAATCTTTGATGAAGCCAGCAGGTTTACCGCAGTTAAACCCACCGTTGTTGTCCTTCAAGTCGATGTCAAGTGTATCTGCCATTACGCTTTTGACGTAGCGGTTAGGATTCTTGGCATCACCCTGAATGAAACGCTTGTGCATGAAGCGTTGCATGAAAGGACGCATCTTGATGGATGACGCATAGTGTGTCGGCCCATCAGGAATCTCTAGTTTGTATGCACCACCTTCGACTACTTCAACATTGACATTCTTACCTTTAACCTCTGCTGTACCCATGATAGGTGCATGATTAATGCGTAGTCGTGCAAGTGAACTAGAAGAAGATGATGTCTTCTCGTGTGCGATACCCATAGCTTTTGCCATAGCCGCAAAGTTATTCGTATCTACTGTCGTCAATTGTGTCATTCATTTCTCCTTTCTTGAGAGTATAGAACCGTAGTTATATCACGCTACGTCTTTAGTGTCAAGCCAATTCGGGCCAATTTTTGATTCCAATAACAGTGGTACATTAAAGTTTATACCCCACCGTAATGCAATCAGATTAGGTAGTTCATTGTTTGTATTCTCTATTACCTGTATGACTGCATCCTCTTCATCGGGATGTACATCAATCACAATTGAATCATGTACTGTGTTTACTACACATGACTGCATGTTGTCAAGCAGTTTATCAATATGCAACAGTGCAATCGGTACAATATCTGCTGTAGCGAATGACTGTACAGGATAATTCTTTATCTGCGTAAAGTATGACACACGGCCATTTGCCTTACGTACTACATCAGGAAAAGAAAACTCGCGTCCAGAAGGTGTAACTATTTTCTGGGTGGTGATAGCTTCTTTAGCCAGTCGGGAATGCCAAGAGGCCACTCCTGTGTATTTGTCGTTGAAGTGTTCGTAGTATGCGGCTTCCGCTTTTGTTCTGCCATATCCGCTTGCGCCGTAGAGTGGTGCAAACGTGTGCGCCTTCGCATCTTGGCGATTCGTATATTGACCAGCATCGGTAATAACTTTAGCGGTATACGCATGTACATCAAATCCAGTAGATACTTCATTAATCGCAACTCCATCCTGTGATAAGTATGCGGCGGCTCTAAACTCTAACTGAGCAAAGTCAGCTTCAAGCACCTTACCACCGTCCCATCGTGACACAAACACTTTCTTTACAGGAAACGTACCGCCACGTGGCATGTTCTGCATATTAGGATTAGCACCCGACAAGCGACCTGTCGATGTACGATGTTGTAGTAGGCTGACATGCAACATGCCATCCTGTTTAGTATAGTTACTGATACCATCAACGAATGATGACAGATATGTATCGACAGCACTTAGTCTGCGTACCTTGTACAAGAACTCTACTGCATCATCCATCCCCTTAGACTTAGCACCTGCCTCTAGTAATTGCAAGTTATTCTTGCTGGTACTAAAACCATTGGCAGATGCCCACTTAGCTGTAGGTGGCTTGAACTTGAAACCAGCCATAGTGTCAGTAGGATTGAACAGGAAGCCTGACGTGCCACATTCAGGACACTTACTTGGCTTTGCAAACGGCTGACCATTCTTCTTGGTCTTGCGTATATAGCCACTGCCTTTACATGTAGGACACTGCACTGCATTAGTACGGTACATACGTTGTGTACGTGTAGCCACAAGCTGTCTGAACTCAGTTTCAGGCATGTATGGGTCAATGAGTGTTGCCCAATCATGCTTGTCAATGACCTTACGACCATAGATAACCCATGACAATTGCTCTGGACTGTTGAGGTTGATAGGTGTATCACCCATGACCTTACGTACATGAACCTGCAAGTCGTCAACAAGTTGACACTTCTCTTGTTCAAACTCTTGACGCACTTCCTCTAGTACATCCAAGTCAACCTTGAATCCACGCTGGTAGATACGTGCTAGTGTAACACAAACCTGATTGGTAAGCACCACAGTATCATTTAGGCTAGAACTGTCTGACTGTAGCTGACGCATTAGCTTATCTGATAGCTGTTGCGTAGCGTGTAGGTCAGCAGATAGATACTCACACAACTCATCGTGTGGTATGTCTCGTGTATTATAACCTTTCTTGAAGTATTCTTTCAGTGTATCCTGCTTCTTTGTATCCAACTCATATCGTTCTGCACAAGCCTGAAGCGATAGTGGTTGCTTCTGACCACGCTGTAGCACATACTCGCCAAGCATAGTGTCAAAGACAGGGCCATCATATTTGAAGCCTGATTCCCAAAGCCACATCAAATCATATGCGGCATTGTGCGCGATGATGATAGTAGCCGCATCTAAAAACTCTTGCACCAATACATGCCCACCCTCATCTGCATCTACATCACTGTGGTCAAAGGTAACGATACGTTCAACACCTTGATCTGTAAGCATACCAACCATAGTCAATGAATTATCAGGCTCAAATGGGTCTAGGTGTAACTTACCATTACGTTCTGTTGTTGTATTCTCTACGTCTAATGTTAGTTTCATACTGAATACCTCGCTGTTTTATAATCAAGTTCACAGTGTACCACACCATGCCAACCTGACAACTTATTTTTTACCACATTCAAATGTCGTTGTGTATCTTCTTCTTCCTGATTGTCAACAGGTGGGTTCTTTGCAATCAGTACCATAAGGTCAGCCTCTGCCGCCTTACCTGTACGACTACCTTCCATCATGCTTTGATTAAGCAGAACCTTACCTTCTGCATCAGCAGACAACTGTGACATATAGAATACAGCACACTCGTGTTGCTTGGCAATCATACGTGCGTGTATCGCATTGGCCTTTAACGCCTCGTCAGGACGTGCAAAGCCGCCTGTCCTAGCAAACTTGTCACCCATGTCCAGAAGAACTATATCAGGCTTATACGCCTTGCATATAGACTCTACCCACGCCATGTCACGGCCTGTCGCATCCTTAATCTTGATACGTTCTTTGACAGGTGCATACAAGTCACGTGCCTTGGTTGGGTTCTTCTTGATTTCCTGCATAGTCATACCAGTAGCGGCAGTCAGGTATCTAGCACCAACACGGTGATAGCCTTCCTCGTTACATAAGATAATGCAGTTAGCACCCTGATGAGCAAAGCCACCCGGCGATGCAATCAATGACGCATGAAACGATGTCTTGCCTGTGTTGGGTCTAGCCCCTACCTCAATCAAGTGACCATCATTCACACCTTCTACCTTACGTGTCAGGCTAGGTATGTTGAATGTCCATCGTGCCTCAAGGTCATTACGTGCAAGCAATGTCTCAAGTTCGATGTCATCCCATTCAACCTTGGCACTAGGTGTAAAGTCATCCGCATACTGTTCAAGTATCTGACGCAGTGGGTCAAGGCTAGTCTGCATACCATCAACGTAGTCGCATCCTAGCGTGGCAATCTCTTCGCCAATGACTTTCTGGAACAGCTTGGATAGCACCTCTTGTGCTACGTCACCACCCATCGGCTGTTCACGCTTAATGTTGTTGAACAAAGATGAATAGGCTTGCTTCTGTGCCGTAGTCAGCGTTGGATTGTTTGCCATAAACAAAGCCTCTATCTCATCGGGTGTTACAGTACGTTCATATCGTTCCATAGCACTGTCGATAGACTGCTTGATCTTACGTATGTCTTTACTGAACAAGCGGTCAGGACAACGTGATCCACGATGCTCCTCGTAAAAGTCCTTGTTCATTAGACTTCTGATTAATGATAATTCCATGTGGTTATTCTCCTATCTGTTTGCGGATAGCATCTAGCTTATCCATATCTGTCGGGTTTCTGTATTTTATATCATCTTCTAGTTTTAGTAAACGTACATTCTCTACATAGCCTCGTAATTCTTTTACCATCTGTATTGATTTGACTAGAGCATCGGGGTCTAGTGCAATTACTGCTGTCGAGAACTGTGCAAGATACCTTTTATGCGTATCAGACAAAGACGTGCCTAACAGCGCAACCCCGACAAAGGAACCATAACCAACAATGGCCGCACTTACACAGTCCTCAACAACTACAGCGACTTTACCACAACCAGATGTATATGGCAAGCTACTTTTTCCATACCTTTTCCATTTAGGTATTCTTTTACTTAATGTTCTGCCTGTAGCATCCACCAGTTTGCCATCATGCACAACAGGGAATACAACACGATCCTCTTTGACATCATACATCAGGCCATGCTCATCCTCGTGTATGCCCCATTCAGCACACCACTTGACTACAGCACGTTTGTTACGATGTGGCACTACGTATGCAGGTAACTCAAACTTATCCTGTGTTGTATCTGACGCAGGATTAAGACGTTTTTGTACATCACTGATGGTCATAGGCACACGAGTACCACCACTGACAGTGCAACTCACTTTATAGCAGTTCCATACAAGATTACCCATATCATTAGTGATACTAAATGTTCTGTCACCTTTACAAACAGGACAGTTCATGCGTTTAGTCTCGCCATTGGCAACATCATAGTCACTTGGATTAATCATATATGTGTCCTTTCTATATACAGTTATATATTATAATAGTTATATTATATATTAGTTCGTTGCGGCAGTTGAATGCTTATATCATGTATTCTTTCGTGCTGTCAAGGCATTATTTGCACTGACATACGTATTTTTTAGGTAAGGCTTTACTGATTGTGGGTCAGCATGTCCTGTAACCGACATAATTTGTCCTATACCTACCTCTGCATCAACCATTTCAGTCACACCTGTACGCCTTAGATCAGACAGACGCAGTTCTTTAGGTAATCCCACATCATCCATCAGCTTACGTGCATGTAGTGGCAGTTTATACATCGTATACGGCTCATACACACCCCTATATGATACAGGTCTAGGTGCAACGTAAGGTTGAAAGCCAAAGTCTTGCTCCTGTTGTACTAACATATCATATAAGTCATCGTCAATGGGTAATTCTACCTGTGCATCACGCTTAGATTGTAATATTATTACACGCTTCTGCTCAAAGTCGATGGCATCCCATGTCAGTACACGCATATCACCTACACGCTGACACCATTCATATGCCATGTGTGCAATCAAACCGATGTTACGGGTGCTAAAATCGCTGTAGGCCGCGTCTAGCAGTTTTGTGACATCACCCCTGCTCCACACCACCTTACGTGGCTTGGTGGCTCTCTTACGCACCACTGTGAAGGGATTTATAAAGCAATGTTCCATGCGTAGGGCATAGTTATATAATATTCTAGCCGTAGCCATGATATGATTAGCAGTAGAGATACCACGATCACACCAGATGTCATAGGCTAACTTAGCTTGCTTGGTGGACAGCTTAGTGCAATCCACCTCGCCAATGACTACACCCTCGACAGGTGTAGCCAGCGCACTGTTAAGGCAGTATTCATAGTGCGTCTTAGTTTCTTGACGTAAGTTCTTGTAATCATGGGACAAATAATATTCATCCGCTACTTGATTTAGCTTCATAAAATGTTATCCTCTCTTTGTTTAGCGGTATGTACAGCATGACAATTAGCACATAATATTCTGCATTTTTTAATTTCTTTTTTTAATTCTGTGCGAGAACAAGTGTGCATTTTACTTATTTCTCTTTTCTTTTCTTTTGGGTTTATATGATCGAAGTGAAGTGCATCTGTATGTTCCTTATATCCACATATAGAACAGCCATACCTACGTTTTACTCTAGCGGCAAATTTTGCATTTGCAATGCGTTTTTTCTTTTGCCATTTCTTTTTTCTATCCCTAATTTTATCGTAGTTTTCTTGATTACACCAAAGTTCACATATGCTGTTGCCCCTTTTATAATATTGTTTAAACCTATATCCATCTTCTCTAGTGTCGCCTATTCTTAATGGCAATCCTAGTGCATCTCTTTCTATTTTAGTTAGATACTTTGCAGGTCTTGGTTTTCTTTTTCTGTGTTCTACAGCAGCTTTTCTGCGTCTAGCTTTGTCTTTTTCTTTTGCTTCTTCTGACTGCCATATCTCACGTATTTTATGGGAAATACCAGACTCATAGTACCTTTTGAATATAAAACCATCTGAACGAATGTCACCTCTTCTGAGGGGCAAACCTAAATCTGCCGCCTCATCATCTGAGAAAAATCTTTTATGCCTTTTTTGCATTATGCCGCCACCGCAAGGGACTTGAACACAGGGCTTTCGACCCAGCCAGCTACTTCAACTTCACGCATGAACAGTGACTTAGCTTGTGTATCACCACCAGTGTTACGCTGAGTAAAACCATTGCGTTCATCTGCATATGTCGCATAGTTGGTGAAAGCAGAGTACAGTGACCACAGGTTGCGTCCACGTGTGGCTACCTCTTGGTTATATAAGATGTTCATCTTCTCTGCCTTACGGTCAGACTTGAGTAATGTTTCAAGCATGTCCTTAACATCCACATTGACTAGGCTAGTGTTTGCCCAGCGTTGCATCTGTTCTGCCTGTGCAGTGAAGTCCTGCTGAGACTTGTGCAGTTCAGTGATAAACTTGTCTATGTTGAAGCCACTGGTGTTCTTACGCATCACCTTGTCATGCTTGCCACGTATCTGCCCATTGAGACAGAAGAAGTCGATAGCACCAAAGATGGTGGTGTTAGAACAAGTACCATTCACACCATGCAGGGCAATGATACGCTTCATTAGTGTAGTCTCATGCTTGTCAGTAGCAATCTTAGCTGTCACGTTGGGCAGGGTCATGTCCATCATAGCCCAGCCATCCTTGTGTGCGCTACGCCAGCTAATGTGTGCATCTTCCATGTCATAGTCAGACAGTGTTTCAGTTGTCGTGTCCATAACTTTGCGGAAGAAGTCACCATGATTAGCACAAGTGAAGCCGTTACCCACGACACCTATATACTCACCTGTATCGCCATTGATAACATACTTCTTATCTTCAACCTTAGTCGGCTCAAATTCTACCTCAAAGTCGAGATGTTCTGGAATATATTCTAGCATTTTAATTCTCCTATCGTTAATTGATGTCTTGTTATATCAGTATTAGTTTGCACAGTCAAGCACTAATCACAACTGTCCAGCCTTTCTAGTACAGCCATCCACACATTCAGTTCTTCATTGAAGTATGGCGGCTTCACCAGTCTAGTCATGTAACCCAATGGGTTATACATATCCATGTAGTCCTCTACCCTACCTTCCAGCAGGTCAGGTGAACTAGCCATGATTCTGTGTTCTCGCATAGTGTTAGGCATCGTCAGCATCCTTTACTTCTTCTGCATACGCATAGTCAGACCAGTGACCATCAACCTTACGGAATGCACCTACCTTACGTAGTATCCATTCTGTACTTTCTAAATCACACACTTGGTTGTATGTGATAGGACACTTTTCATCTGTAGTCGTATTGATTTCCTTTATGATATTAATAACTTTTAGTAGTTCTTTGCGGTCATGTTCAATCATTATATTATCCTTTCTATGATTCCAGTTATTGCGTGATAGGCCATCCAACCTAGAGAGCCAAGCATACATGATAACAATAGCATTTCAATGTCATCATGTGTGTGGCAGTAGTGCTTTACTTTGTGCCATAGCTTATTCATGCTCACCTCCATTGATATTCGTAACTGTAGTTGTATTCAGCATCCAGTGACTGCCACGCATCCTCATAGGCGTGATTCCAGTTTGTGTGATAGCCTGTAGCTATGTCATCGTTGGCAATACACTTTGCCCAATGGTTAAGGCTAGGCTCGTGGTCAAGTGGTAGTTCCTCACTCATGTTCACCTCCGTTGCCTCTGCCTAGCCCACCGAAATACTGTGGCCTACGCTTGGCTGTTTCAAATACACCTGTAGTAATAAACACACCAGCTATTAGCAAGGCGTGTGCTACGGCACTGACACCAAAGACAGTAATAGAACCCACAGACATACCAAAGATAATACACCACATCCATGCCAGCACCTGCATTACCATGTGCCGTGTGTTGTTGTCTGGTATGCGTGACAGTGGGTTGTGCTTACTGTCCATGATTAGTTTGTATGCT